GAGGTTCGCCTGCTGCGCCTGGCCGGAGGCATAGGAACCGCCGACGGATGTAATCAGGCTGCCGACGGTGACGACGTCGCCAAGCGTTATGGCGACGGCGGCTTCGGTGGCGGTGGCCTCCGCAAGCGTGATTAGGGCTGTTTCCATAGGATGTATCTCACCTCTCCGTCGGTTTCGTCGTCCAGTTCAAAGCCAAGGCGGTGCAGCCACTTCCTACCGCGGGCGTCCGATGCGCGGGCCTTGCATGATATCTTCTCATATCCGGCGTCTAGAATGTCAATGAGCGCCTGCTTGATTCCGCGATGCAGGGCCAGCGGATGGGATCGCAGCTCGTCGGACATAAGCGCCGTGACGGTGACCTCGCCCTCTATCTCGAGCGCCCCGAAGATGCCGACGCAGCGGCCATCGATCACCGCAGCCATGGCCTTGCCGTCCCAGAATTCTCCCATCGCCGGTATGTCGGCGCCCAGCATGGCCTCGGCTTCCCGGCTTCCGGGAACAAAGGTCAGCATGTGGTCCGGAACGAACGGAATTACATTGATGGTCATACCTGCTCATTGAGCTCGAGATCCGGTGATATGCCGAGAATCGTGAACGGCGCGGGCTCTGCCCCTTGGATAATCAGCCTGGTGTCGCCGTCGTAGGAGCCCTCGATGCCGAGCGAGCCGGTCTCGCCGGTAAAGAACGGAGGCGGCTCCTGGCTCTCGTCGTCGACCTGACGTAGGTCGAGCTCGGTAAAGGTCCCCGGGGTTTCATCGACGATTGACGCGATCTTGAACGCACCCTCGGCGGTTTCCAGCAGAACCAGCGTGGCGTCGGACAGGTTCTTCGGCTTGCCGACGGCGCTGCCCGCCCGGGCCCCATATGCCAGCTTGAGAGACTTCCATGTGCTGACGTAGCGCAATCCGACATGCACCATGCCTGCGGGGGAGTCGATGGTGATCGCGCCGGAGGCGACGGTCTTATCGGTCTGCACGCCGCCGTCGGCGAACACCTTGACCGTCTCGCCTTCGAGGTGATCGAGCCCGGATACCGTCGACACCTTCTCGCGCATCTTGCCTCCCGACCCGTAAGCGGTAAACGCCGAGGCGTCGAGGTCAACGTCATCGAGGTCGGTCAGCTCGAACGTGGACCCGGTTTTATTCGCCAGCTTGAATGATTTTTCATTAACGCCGGAGATGTAGACCGTGTTGCCCTCAAAATCGACGACGGTGTTGCCGTTCAGATCGAGCAGCGGCGTTTCGAACCCCTTGACTCCGACGATGCGGACCGCGTCGGCGTTGGCCAGCGTCGAGGCGTCTGCGACGGTAACGACGGCAGGATTGGCGGCGGTGATCCCGGTGATGGTGATCGGCACGTCGAGGGTGAGCCCGCTGTCGACATAGAAGGCGTCCTGCTGGTCGTCCTCATCGCCGCTATAGGACTTCTCGAGGCATTCGATATAGCGGACCGTGGCGCTGTTGACGGTGCGCTTGACTTCGACCCACACCTCGTCGCGCCCGGTCGAATCCTTAAACTGGCCGGTGCCGTTGGTGCCGGGAATAACAGCAACGCTTTCGACCACGGCGTCGCCTCCCTGGAAGGCCCCGCCGATGATCTGCCGCGACCAGCCGATAACCGATTGGTCGGGCTGGTAAGTGAGCGTCGGCGCCTGCCCGTCCGTCCGCACCGTCCACAAGATCGAGTCCGGCTCCTTGGCGTAATCAAGCTGGATGGCGCCGGACGTCAGCACCCGGTCGTTAAGCACCGTCAGATCGAAGGAATCGAAGCCGGTCTCGCCGGTATTGCGGAGTGAGTCGGAAAACTCCTGGAACTTCCGGCCTGCCGCCTGGATAAAGATCAGACGGCTGCGCGCCTCAACCGGCGGGAGTTTCTTCGAGCCAGACGACGTCTCAAGATCGGCGGAGATATCATCCGGAGCCAGCGAAGCGCCCGACGAGCGCAGCACCCATTCGCCGCCGACCGTTCCGACCACGGGCCGCTTGCGCACCGCCAGCCAGCGGATGGCGTTGACCTTCTTGGCGGCGAAGCGATACGGGATGGAGCTGTCGGCCTGCGCGGCTCCGTCGACGTCCTGATCGGCGAAGTTTTCAACGTCGGCGGACTTCGACAACCAGAATTTTTGCGGGTCGGTATCGGTGCCGGCGAGGCCGAGGCGCTGCTGGATAAAGCCGACGACCGAAGGCCAGCCGTCGGTATCGTTCCATTCGCCCAGCCTCCAGTCTGCGGTCGCCGTGGTGGCGGCGGCGTTCGGCCCCAGCACGTCGGCGACGACGATGGTGGTGGAGGTAATGGCGGTGATCTGCAGCCACGTCCATTTATTGCCCGAGTCCTTCCAGCGTATCAGCCTGCCGACGTCGGTGGCCCGGAAGCCCTGATCGTTGTTGATGCCGGTGATCGCCGAGGCGGTCACGTTGATGCCGTATCCGGACACCGCCGACAGAAGGAGCGTCGTCGCTGTCGTGTTCTTCGGCAGATACGGACCGTCCTGAAACAGCACATTGACGAGGGACCACGATTGATGGCCGTAGCGGTCGAGCCGATAGACCCGGGTCGATCCGCCGATGCAGATGTAAAGATCGTTCGCCGACTGCGCATAACTGAGATTGGGAAGGTCGGCCTCGGCCCATGGCGTGGTCAGCTGCACCGGCGTGTCGTCAAGAATGGAGACGTTATCGATCTGCACCGCCTTGTTCTGGTCGGTTCCGAGCGCCCTGAATTGCAGATAAAACGGGCTCGCGGCCGGTGTGAATTCGACGGTGTGCCAGCCGACTTCCTTGGTCGCCTCGGCCAGCAGTTCGGCGCCGGTGCTTGTCGACCCACACTGCACCCGGACCTTGTCGCCCGGATCGCCGATAACCTGGAATCGAACGATGTGCGCGGTCCCCGTCGACCCGGTGGAAACGTCCTGCTCGGCGGACGCTATGTCGGCAGCGGTGGCGCCGCCGGGCGTGAGGGTCAGGCGTCCGTTGCCGGCGTCGTGCGAGATAGCTCCGACACCTGTTGATCGGTCGTCCCAATCGTTGATGTTCGACGGGAAGTCCCCGTTGGTGATTGCCGCCGAAGTCAGGTCCGCAGCGGAGATTTGCGCCTGGTTTTTAAAGAAGCGAAGGATGTTGTCGCCGAATTCGAGAACATACGCCTGCGTCGTCGAGTACTCAAACGGCAGCAGCCATGAGCGTTTCGATGCGGACTGCACCGCAGCGATATAACGAAAGCCGGGGCGCCGGGTAAACCCGCCCTGAGGCAACGGCAGGATGTTTTCGTAGATGGCCCCGGCGTTCTGGTACTTCTCGAACAGCACCCGCGACAGCATGCGCTTGCCGAATTCTCCGGCATTGAAGGCTTCCTGCAGCGGGTGGGTGCGGGTGGTCATGGATTACGACGGCTCGCCGGGCGTGAATTCGAGGTCGCCGCTGCCGCTGCGGGCCGACACCCACGTCGATTCCGCCAGCTGTTCCACGCCCTGCTGCAGCGCGTCGGCACCCTTCGCGGTCGGCAGGTCTTCGTCGATATATTCTTCGTAGAGCTTGTCGCGCAGCGTCGTGGAGTTGGCGATGGCCACGGCAAGGTTTGATCCCAGCAGCTTTGAAAAAGCGGCCCGGAACAGCGGCGTCATTTCGTTCGGGTCGACGCACCGATAGACGTAGGCCATATAAACCTTGGCGGAGTCGGTTTTGATCTGCTGCCCCTCGAGCTGGTAATTCGTCAGCTCGCCCCGTCGGTCGGGATTATCCCAGAGCTTGACCACCCGGATGAAATTGCCCGGCACCTGATACTGATACAGGTAGCCGAATTCGCCCGAAGGCAGGCCGGCCTGATTCAACTTGACCCGGCGCGTGGCAAAGTTCCACTTGTGCGCTTCCAGAATCTGCTCCAGCAGCTCGTAGAAGACCTCCTCGGCGGCATTAGCCTCCTTGGTATCTTCCTCGAGATCGCTGATGCGCTTTGAGACTTTGATCTTCTGGAGCGCGTTGTTGACGATGCCTGTAAGGGTTGCCATGGGCTTCCCCGACTTGCGCCGGGCCTCTGCCTGTTGAAACGAATGGTCTCGGGATTAGGCGGCGGCTGCTTTTGCCTTGGTCCCCGCTTCCGAATCGTCGTCATCGGCTTCGTCGCTGGCGTCGCGGTGGTCGACGATTTCACCGATCAGGCTCAAGATGGGGCCTTCCTCGGTGTTTCGTTTGACCAGCAGCGTCGCCGTCTCGAGGACGTTGGAAACGTGCAGCTCGGTGCCGAGGTGGACATACTGGCAATAGGCCACCTCGATCTTGTCGTTCGGCCGCAGGTATCCGTCATTCGGCTTCTTGAGGTTGATCAGGCCCTTCCAGGGTGCCGGATCGAGAAGGCGCTTGATCGGGTGCGGGCCGTGGAAAACATAGACGCAGCCGAACGCCGACTGCTGGTGGTTGCGCAATGCGTTGGCCATGATTTGGAGGTTGTCTTCAACCTTTTTTTTCTTCGTCGCCATTTTTCAGCTCTCCTTGCTTGGTTTGAAATTTCGCCACGTATGTGACGGACGGATGCGAGTGTGATCAACGCGGGACGCAAAAGGCCGGACCGCTTGGAGCATCGAGACGAGTACGTCCTCGGTGAGCGGCGTCGGCACGAGGCCCATATCCTTCAAGCCCTCCGCCCTGACGTTGAAGTAGTGACCCTCCGCCTCGAGGCGAGGGTTCGTGATCGACTCGATGGTTGCCTCGATGCCGACCATCCCGGCGGCGCGGCAAACCATAATCGCAAGCTCGCGCACCGTGTGGATGCTGGTGATCTGATTGACGCCGGCG